TGTCTTTGTCTAATAAATTAATATCACCGTAATGAATTGCATTGTGAGTTTTGAGGCAAGTAGTGACTAGATTGTCCAAGTCGAATATAATTGGGTTTCTATTGAGTATGTCTTCTCGGGAGATTGGATTTATATGATGAATTATTACAGAGCCCGATAATCTTCTGTTGGGACAACCTAGGTCACATCCTTCGTCTCGTAGTATTACTTTGTTTCTTACTGCTCTCCAATCCTCTGAAGTATAGAGAGCTTGATTTAAATACCTATCCCAACCAAATGTAACATCTCCTACTGCACCATTTAGTTTGAGATAGTTAAAACGTTCTTCGAAGCTACTATAAGTTAACATCTCGCTATAGGACCTTTTCATTATTAGTTGACTCCTCCTCCGTACATAGTCATGGCTCTCATAGCTTCTTGGAACATTTCTTCCATACGTTTAGAAGACTTAAGGTTTTCAGTCTTAGCAGCTATCAATTCTTTCTGTAACTGTAATATCTCTAGCTGCTCCTGCCTTTCTCTTCTACTGGCTTCTAGTTTAAGGTAGTGAGTAATTACCTGTGAACTAGCTGTACCATCTCGTAATTGCTGCTCTGCTAAATTCATTGCATAACCAATCATTCTTGATTCCTGATTCTCTGGCATTATTGCAGAACTAGTAGGCGGCAACTCTTTCTTATTTCTTTCCACAGAGTTCACCTCACTTTGTATATACTTATTTACTACTTACTAATTACTTCTAGTATAGTTTCTAGGCAGTTTCAGCGCCTTAACTGGAGATACAGTTTTTAATACTGCTCTTGAAAGGAGAGAAACAAGGCTAGTGACCTCTTGTTTACTTAGTGCACTGTACCCCCGATTAAGACGCTGAATGCCTAACCACAAATATACAGGAGAATTAGTTATAGTTAATAGGCTTATGTGAATTGATGTTATACGGCTGATTCAAACATTCATTGCATTTGTCACAAGATTCAGCCTCATCCTTGTGTTTGCATGTCTTACAATACTCGTCGTAATAAACTTCTTTAAGTTCTGTCTCCATTTGAACCTCCCAGAAAATATCTGTACAACTACCAAAAATATCCCGCCGGGGAAATTTGAAAGACCGCGCCGATTAGAAAGGGGGTATGCTTGGAATTGACCCCCCCCTATGTCTTTCGACGCTTGTAAGTTATGCAGTACCGAAATGCTTAGCAATATCTACAGGGTGCCAAGCATTGTTAATGTAATCTTCTTGTCTAACTTTCCTTCTAATCTTTAAGAAATCTTTCTTGATAACAGCATCTAATGCATCATTCCAATCTTGATTCTGGATGTCATCTGGTAGTGCATCACTAGTAACAAGTTCTCTAGCAATAGCAGCATCAGTGTTGTATCCATGTGAAATGTCATAAGAATACCACTTATCAAACTCATCAAAAGGACTAAAAGGATTGTCAATTGTAGTAATTCTATAAGTTTCATCAGTCATTGTAATTACCTTTTTAATCCTTTCTATTCATTGATGTATTCATTAACAGTTGAAACACTAATTCCAAGTGCTTTAGCTATCTCAGACTGAGTGTAACCACGTCTAGCCATTCCTCTAAGTCTGCTAACTTGAGCTGCAGAAACCTTTACTTTGTAATCTCTTGGCATTGCGCGCTCTTTAAGCTGATCATTATCACAAAATCTTAAGATTTGAGTTAATGTAGAAGCACTAATTGCATGAGCTTGAATTGCATCCCATTCACGATTAGTAATTTCAAACTGTTTATTACCAGCACCAACACGATTTCTAGCCATTTGTATCAATTTAGCCTTTTCTTTCGTCTGTTTTGACTTGTCTGTTAGTAATTCTGGATTATCAGCTACTTTAGTTTTCCAATATTCGTTGAAAATTATTTGTGCTTGTCTCTCTAAAGGACTCTTAGAAAGTGAATTGTCAAGCTTTTCTTTTAAACTTTGAACCTCCCTAGAGTACTTCTTACGTGCTATAGGGTCTACTTTAGGTTCTACAGTGGCAACATACTCTTTTCTAGCCTCATTAGCCATAGCTTTTAGTGCATTAGCATGGTCAGCATATACTTCTTCTATTATAGAACCGTTTGTAGAGATTAAATCACGTGCATCCTTAACCATAGACATATTGGTAACAGTCTCCATATTTGGTACCATCTGTTTCTTCTTACTATCCCAGTGAGTTTTACCAGATTTAGTATAGATTCTCTCACCTGTCTCAGGATCTATAGGTGCATATACATTTCTTTCTTCTATTCTCTGAGTACCCTTAGCTCTTGATAGTAATGTACCAGCTCCACCAGCTTTGCCATTGTCTTTCATCTGATACTTTTGTATTAATTCTTTAATATTATTATCTTTCTCAGACTGCCAGTAATCTAGATGGTGCTTACCTACGTCTATGATAACCATAGCATGTCTAGTTGCACGCGCTAATTCATCATCCGATGCTCCCTGTATAGTCATATCTGTAATAAGATTGGAGATAATACCCATGTTCTTATGTTCCATGGCACTACCTTTCTTCCATGTCTTATCATACTTAGGGTCAGACTTTGGTAATTCATACATACCTGTATCAAAGTCTTTAAGACCTTCTAGTGGTGACTTATTTACAAGATTCTGATTCTTTGTAGGTATAACCAATACAGTATCTCCATCGAAATCAGCACCAGATAGTCTTTCAGCAACTTTATGATTAATACCTACAGCATCAGGTGCATCTCCTAATGTTTCTCTAGCTATTTTAACTTTGTTGTTAACACGTAATCTAGGTATTTCAAATGTTCCTTCATGTGGAAATCTCACTAATATTACTTCTTCACCATTCTCATAGTTTGGAGCATATATTTCATTATCCTTCATCTTAGGGAAAGGTATAATTACATGTGTCTGCTGTCTAGGGAATGGTGCAGCTTTCATATCATTTGCTGCTGAATCACAATCTTCTGCAAAAGACTCTAATTCTTTCTTACGTATAGTCGGATTAGTAATCTTTTTAATATTTTCAAATTCAGCTTTTCTTTCTTCTAATGCTAGATGCAACTGTTTCTTAGCAGTTTGTACAGGTTGTTTAGCTAAAAACTGTGACGGTAAGTCTTTTGACCATTGAGCCCAAGCACCAGCTATATGTTCAGTACCATCATCACCAACTATATTAAGTGCAGATAACTTCTCTTTGCCTGTTTTAGGATCTATATAATGGTTCTGACATACTATAGAACCAAATGCCTCGTTTGGATCTTTATCAAACATTGGCTTGAATATATCTTTATCTGTTTTATTAATAGATTTGTTTGTGTTATAAACAAAATCATAACCATCAGGAATATCGTTAGAATATACGGCCATACCTTTCATATACATATCGCCTTCAACAGCTATACGTACCTGAGCATAGTTATTCTTTCCCATATCTATATCAGGAACTCCACGTCTCATCTCGATAAGGCCATCTTTTTCTTTACCACCTTCTTCAGCATGTTTAACATAAATACGATTTCTAGCAACTCTCACTGGATCTTCGATTTTACGCCATGTATTACCAGCATCTGTAGTATATACATCTTGTATTGGTTTAATATCCGATTGATTATCTACTAGTTCTCTATACTTTGTACCAGGTGGAACTAATACTTTAACAGAAGTAGGTTTATTTGTAGTAGCTTGTTTAACTTGTACATACATTACTTGATAACCCTTCTGCTTTAATCTTTCTACTGCTACTGTCATTGTGTTCTTAGTAACCTTAAGAGTCTTTTCAGAACCATCACCAATATCAAGATACTTTTTACCATTTACCTTAAACTGGTCTTCTAGCATATTAGCAGTAGAACTAGATTTATCTATACGTTTAGCAATGTCTTCATCTAATAATGAACGTACTGATGATTCATTGATTCCCATACGTTTACCAATAGCAGTATTAGATAAACCCTTTTCCTTTAACTTAATAGCCTGACTTCTTCTATTATTTCTAGCAAGCTCAAGTTCTATAGATTTACGAGCTCTTAACTCAACTGTAGACTTGCAACCCATTGCTTCTGCTATTTCTTTTTCTGTCAAACCTTTATCTTTTAACCTTTGCACAGAACCTAGAAATGCGGTACCATGCTGATAAGGGTCGTCGCCAGAACCCCAAGGATATCTTCCTGAATGTCTAGGAGTTCCGTAATGCTCCAAATATTCTTCGTTATACATATTTATCCTTCCTT